GGTTGCATATATTGTACATGTGAGGGTTCTATCGCAATGACTCGAGGCGCCGTCTGTGTCTTAGGTACGAATACAACGCGAACGGGGAGTTCATCCCTTAGTTCAATGTATTCGACTCCTTCGCCACAGGACGTACCGACCCCTGTACTTCCGATCCTTGCTGCGATCCCGTAATTGGGGTAACAGTGGAGGTCGGAGGGGAAGGTAAGCTCCGATCTATGGTTCCACTTACTGAGGCTATACCTCTGATTAGAGGCGTAACGATCAGCAGTGACACCAGGACCGTGATGACAAACAAAATCAAGGTAACTAGGCTCAGGAAAGACCTGAGACCATAGTATTCCAGAAATTTTGTCAAGGATAGAATCCTTTCTCTCTACTTGAGAGGTCATACGGCGGAGTTCGCCCTCTACTTCGATGAAATGTCGTACAGCTTGATCATTTCTTTTCTTGCTGCACGGAAGTTTCAGCTTCTTAAAGAAGCGACAAACTTGCCTTATACCAGCTATGGTATAAGGACAGGGTTCATCGAGTAGTTTACCATCTAATGCGAACACACGTTTGAAGAAACCTCCCATAAAACGGGGGAGACTTCCATGCCTAGCAAAGTTGCTAGGACATGTGAACGTCCCAGATTCGATTCCTCTTTCGAGGGAATCGGAAAGCTGAGGAAGGGTAATCGTTAAGAACGATAATCCCTCGTGTTCACAACGATCTGCTATTCGTAGCAGATCGCGTTCTACGGACAAGTCTAAGTCCAGACTGAGTTGCCTCAGAATGGCTTGGACGAGCATGGTCGGTCTTTTCACTGTAACCTCCTTTGAAGTGAGGATTACAGGACCGTCTAGGCTAACTCCCGATAACCGGGAACTATCTCAAGGTACAGTTTAGGACTAGTCCTAAACTCACCATGGTGAGAAGCAAACTAAGCGACAAGTATATAACGAGTCGCAGAGTTGAGCTAGAGCCCACCACCGAGAACTTTGTTGTAATTGGCCGAAGTAAGCCAAGCCTTCAAAGCATCGATGAGATAGCCGATCTCAACATCCGAAAAAACGGCAGTGCGCGGCTCGTCGATGACGAGATACACACTGACGCCAAGCTCTTTGTTGATCGCCGAGATTGGATCTGCGGCGATCTTCTTCTGAGCAAGACGGACTTCACGACGAAACCGAGCAGATGTGGTATTCTGCTTAGTAGTCATGGAGGTGTTACCATCAACCGTCGTATAGACATTCTGCGTTGCGCCAATTGAGACGCGCGGCAAAGAAGTCGCTACGGCATTGATGGTCACAGATTGAGGATCAGCAAGCACTAGAAGCTCCTTTAAGTTACGCTTACAAGCACGTTTACCTTACGTGCACGGTAGGAAGTTATCTTAACCGAGACAAGCCTAGTGCCCCGAGAATCGATAACTGCATCCCTGTCAATCCATTTTCAGGGGTGTTCAAACCGAAAGGATCACCAACTAACCGAGTTTTTATTGAATTCTCGGCGACGCTGGTGGCGGTCACGGTATGCTTTGTACCCGTTTTGTCGTGATAACGCGCAGCCACATTCATAGTGGTTTCACGTTTTTGTTCACGCATAACATAAAAGTACTCAGCAGCTAATCTATCGGCTACACCTGCTTCCAAGTTTGCTATGACTTGGCCAGCACCTGTAAACCAATCGATTAGCCATGACCACGGCATGGCATTCCAAACGACTAAAGGCGTTGGGTTTAATCCAAAGATTCGACCCATCATCAAAGTCGTCCAGAGTATGTCACGCGGGCCCTCGGGGAGGAAATACCGGAATCGGGCAGAGCCCCATACACGGTCAGTTACCTCCTCCTTCTTCGACCAATAGGGAGTATCGTCATGATATTGTGTGACGAGACTCGGATAGATGGCTGCATAACTGTAGCCCTCTGTAAAACTAGTGGTCGTTTTGTTCTCGAACAATTTTGTTGCTCGACGAACGGGCTTACCATTATCACGAATAAGCTGCTTCAAGACTTGTTGGGCCTTTTGTTGTGTTAACACAAGGTTCCGACAGTCATTCAGCAACGGTTTCCAACCAAATTGGAGAGCTAGCCAATAGTTTCCTATTGACCGCAATCCTTGATCGAGAAACCGCTGTCGAAGCATTCCAGGAACTTCTCTCAATTCCCATAAGGCATTGAGACCTGGAAAAGTAGGCTTCGTAGGCTTCAGCTTATTATACAAAGCCGCTCCGTATGGTTTAGCAGTCCAATCAAGATTAGGACTATCTAACCATCCGTAGGGGGTTCCAATATCGGCGACAAATGACCCTAGGTAATGTTGATGGGCGGCACCGCCGTCCACACCATACCATAGATCATAGTCTCCGGATTGGTAGCGGGTGATAATATCTTTTGCGACCCAAAAGTCGCCACCCACATTCCGATCTAATGGAAAGTTCGGATACCCATAGTGACCAGAGGTCCAAAAGACGTTCTCCCGTCCGCTTTTAGGCGTATAGAAGAAATCTTTTGGCCAACCGCTAAGTCCGTCTTGAAACTCAGTTCCAAGATAGGCAGCTGTTCCAAAGGTCCTCGACTTTGACATAATGGTCCTTTCAGTAAGTTAGAGTGCACTGCCAAAGGCAAGTACACTCCAGGAGTTGCTCCGTAGAGCGTGGCAGGGCCGAGAGGCC